AACTCGAACTCGAACTCGAACTCGAACTCGAACTCGAACTCGAACTACAATTCTAACGCGAACTCGAATAACAAGCCCCACAAGCTGAACAAGAATGTCAAGAAATTCATCAACAAAAACGTGATGGAGGCTAATAAAAGAAACATCCCCGCTTCTAAACGAGTGTATGTGCAGACAAACGTGGGTAACAATAACAAGATTAACCACGTTTACAACAAGCGGGCTCTCACAGGAGTTCTGAAAGCGTCTAAAAAGACTGGAGTCAAGGCTCGGACTCCTCTCAAGCGAAACCCATTCAAGAAGCGTAACATAAAAAAGTATCCTCCGGTAAACGCCAATAATTAATTATCGAAGACCTTTCTTTTTCAGAACATCTTTTAGTTCGGACATAAGTTTAGCCCGTTTGTTGTTGATAATTGGCTTCTTAGCAACGCCTGGAGGTGGAGGTGGAGGTGGAGGTGGAGGTCTCCCACCCACGCTTACGATCGACTTACACATGGCGATTGTCTCTCTCGCGTCATTCACTCTATTCTTCATGTCACGCTTAACCTTCTTACGAAGTTCATTAATCGTGAGACGAACACGTTTACCTCTGACATCTTTAGTTACCCGTTGCCCCATGGATTTCACCTTTTTCTTGAGATCTTGGTAGTCCATTTATCATTTATAAAGAAAATAAACGACATAAAAACATGTCTTACACTGATGATCTAAAAGAAACAAATCGTCTCATACGAGAAGTTGTGTTGCCAGAACTCGTAAACTTACGAGGAGAACTTAACGAATTGCGACGACACACGTGGCCCTATGTACAGGGGCAGAAAGAAAAGAGTCAATTAGACGACATTCAAGCGAAGCGACGCTTTTTGCATCACTTGGATGACGACACAGTACTACAACTGTTGAAGATCAAGGCATTTCTAGCTCAGACTGGAAATTCACTCATCATGCGAGAATTTGATTTGATTAGAAAAAATTATCCGTCCGGTAGGTCTTCACAATAAATGGTGTGTCTTTACCAAAGACTGTGACCGTTTCGCCACCGTACAATTCGGGACAGCCAATGTCCTCGGTACATTCACGCCCATCGATCGACACCGGAATGGGATACACCTGGTCACCCTGTGTGGTCGTGTGGTAGTGGTACCGGTCTCGGCGATTACGAACTTCGCGACCATAGAGGGGCAGTGTCTCACCTGTTTCGTTTGTCAGAATACCAATCTGTTGGAAGTGACCAGGTTTGTATCTCTTGATGGGGGGACCCCTGAATTCAGGGGGAGGGCGAACGTCAGGTACACGAACAGGAACCGGAACAGGAACTTCTACTTCAACTTCCACTGGATTCCTCATGATCGCGTAGATCATGATGACAGGAATCGAAAGGAGAACCAGTGAGTTGACGAGCTTATAGTTAATCTTCATCTTTATATTAAGCCATGAAATTATTGGGGGTTGACATAGGCTACACAAATATGGGATTGGTCATGGCAACATGTGAGGGTCCCCATATTACGATCGACTATATAAAGAAGGTTGACCTGGGTGAATACAAATATATAGGTAAAACGAATGACACAGCAGTCATCATATCTTTATTTTTATCCGATTATGACTATCTATTTAAAGAAGCTGACACCGTGCTGATCGAGCGTCAACCTCCTGCTGGTCTAACAAACATTGAAAGTTTGTTACACTACATATATATGGATAAGGTTGTTCTTGTTTCGCCATTGAGTGTCCATCGACACTTTGGAATGAGTCATCTTGACTACGATCAACGCAAGGAAAGAAGTATATCCATAGCGGGTAAGTACATCAACGATATCCCCTATGAACGCCAACATGACATAGCTGACGCGTTATGTATGATTATACATTACAATTTCAAGGTGAGTGTTCACTCATTTGACTCGTTCAGGTTTACCAAGACCCGGGTGATGGACCGAATAATGGATCCGAGTTCGGTGTGAGGATCTGGCTCCGACTGGAGATACTTTAGGTTGTATTCAGTCGTTTCAGTCTTTTCGAGTTCCGAAAGAATTTCCTCGTAACGTTCCTCATCTTTTTCAAAACGCTCCTTCAGACGCTCAGCCTTGTCTTCGAGAAGTTCAATCTGCTCAGGGTACAGATCAAGCTTAACCTGACTCACGTGGTCATCGTCATTTTCGTCCACATCCTCGAGTTTATCCTGTAGCTCATCGATTCGTTTGTAGATCCTGTCAATCTCGTTGACGTAGTTCTCCTTGTTGATAAGCCTGGAATTCCTGATTGCCTCCATGTATGTATACAAGGTGATTACTTTTTAAGTCCCATTATGGTGTGTATACGTCCAAGACGAACCTGTACCAGCATCCACAGAGCGAATGCCACGAGTTTAATTAGACGCCCTGATGCATCATCAGATACGTTATATATGGGATCAAGTACACGAGACATAAAGGTCTTGGCTTTATCTTGTCCTGTGAAGTATATCTCTAGCTGTGTTAGACAGCACGTGTCGTCGTTCGTGATCCAGTGAAAGAATACGAAAGGTACGAAGAGTGAGTACATTTCAAGCCAGCGAACATCTTTCACCAAGGTCGGCACGACTATACCAGCGATCAATATCAGTACATGAATGAAGAAGATAATGTTCATATATAGTAGACGATGAAAAAATCGTGGAACGACCAGCATGAAAACATATTGAGACAATGGGGTGAAGCCTCTGCGTGCTACAGGTTCATGAACCATCGTGCCTATTTGATGTACAAGACATTATCGATGCGGTTCACTCTACCAGTCATTGTTTTGTCCACCGTGACAGGGACGGCAAACTTTGCACAAACGTCGTTTCCAGAGGGTATACGGGGAATCGTCCCCTCTGTGATTGGTGGTATGAATCTGGTAGCGGGCCTGATCGCGACAATCATGCAATTTCTAAAAATCAACGAACTCATGGAAAATCACAGGACGGCTGCGTTATCTTACGGTCTCTTATCCAGAAACATCCGACTTATGCTGGCACTTCCTCGCGAAGAAAGAAAGAAGGATGGACTCAAATTTGTAGAAGAATGTAAATCAGAATACGACAGACTCATCGAACAGTCGCCTCCTGTACCCATCAACATCATCAAGGATTTCGAAGCTTCCTATCCGGATGAAGAAACAGATTTCATCAAGCCTGAGATACTAGATGTTCGACCCATCCAGGTATTGACTGCCATCACAGAAGACACACCATTCGCTAGGGTTGGGAAAATGCTACAGTCCGAGGAAGAGAGTCGTGAAGGATCGATAGACGTCGAACGAGGTGAATCACGAGAATGAAGAGTATGACATTGAAGATGAACACACAAGCAGCATATGGAAGTATTTTCCTTTTTAAAGGTTCGACGACACGTTTATGTAGTGCGTCATTCTCAAGCACCAAATCTATGGCCTGATTAGTAAGATCATCCATGGACCGCTTCATTAAAATTGTTTCACAAAAAAAGAATGATCGGGGTGACACAGTACACGAAGAAGCTTATAATCGGATGAAACAGTTATTGAGTGCGAACAAGAATATATTCCTATGTGGTGCTACAGGTGTTGGTAAGACGCATTTACTTCACCAAGTTGTTGATATTGAAACCTGTATAGATATACAGAAAAAGACAACCGTCGAGTATCTCAAGGATACACATGCCCCGATCATAATTGAAGACTACGATGCCGAACCTCTCGTCTACAAAAATCTAATTGACCACATCGTCGAGTACGGTACCATCAATGGTCGATCGACGATTGTCACATCCATATCTGCCTACATGTTACCCAACTTCGAAATTGTGTTTGTCAAACCTCTTAATGTTGAACAACTGTTGAACATAAAATCTGAACCAGGTGCATTGGAAGCTGCTAAGAAAGCGAAAGGGTCTGTTAGAAATTTTCTACATTATCTTGAAAACTACGATCAAATAGACGATTTCAAATCGTCGAAAGAATACGTGAAAGACATCCTCTGTACAGACGAACCATTCCCATGGTTAGATTCGATACCAGAACACGGTCATATATGCGACACGTTACAGGAGAATTACATAGAATCGAAGGGTGTTGACATTACGCGAGTCACGAACGCGTTGTCGGAGTCTGACGTGTTTGATACGAGTATATATAACGGTCACTGGTCACTACTCCCGTACTACATTCATTCAGGTATACGAATACCGAAGGCTTCGTTGGGAGAAACACTCGATCCGGATAAGTTGAGGTCTGGTAGTGCATGGACAAAGTTTGGGAACTACAAGATGCGATTCAAAAAGTATAATGAAATACGTCGGAAATCAGGAAATCGTCTCAATGTTGAAGAGATGTGTCTGTTAAAGAGATATGCAGAACTCGGTAGATATGACAGACTATTAGACTATGACATCACACCACAAGATTTCGATGTGATGAATCACCTCGCGACGATAACTAAGTTAAAACAAAGAGACGTGACAAATATAAAAAAAGGTCTCAAACATGCAATCCAAAGAGGACAACGAGGAGACGTCGACCACCGTGAAGACGATCGGTAACGAACTGTTCTTCTATGGAGAGATCACACAGGAAAGCATCCTCGACTTTACCGAAAACTTCAAGAAGCTTGAGATTGATGTACTGAAAAAGGCTGCCGACATGTTCGGATACACACCGATGATCCGTGTACATATCATGAGTGAAGGTGGCGACCTATTCGCTGGTATCGCAGCCATGAATGTCATCGAGAAGTCGAGGGTCAAGGTTGTGACCATCGCCCAGGGATCGTGTTGCAGTGCCGCGACTTTCATGTTATTGGGTGGGTCGGAACGACGAATGGGTATAAACGCACAAATATTGATCCATCAAATTTCGACGGGTGAATTCTGGGGAAACTATGAAGACCTGAAGGATGAGATGAAATCGTGTACAAAGTTCATGAAAGCCATCAAAGATATCTACATGAAAAAAACGAAGATTCCAGAAAAGAAATTTAAAAAGTTGATGAAGAAGGATATCTACCTCCCGTCGGCTAAATGCCTAAAATATAAGATCGTTCACGCGACTGACTAATGTCGACGTGTCTCTTATATAGGCCCAAAATTACCAGACATATGAAGATGATACATGCTGTATTCAGTGTAAAACCTTCGTCTTCTGGCAACCTAAGTCGTTCCATTCTACCATAATTAATAACCGGTAATTCAGACATCTATTTAAAGCTGAGAATTTAAAACTCCGTACAATGGAACGCCTTATCAAACAAGACAAATATGGTCATGACCGTTACATAGACATTCGCGTTGAGGACCTTAACGATGGAACCGCCGACATCGTGAAAGTTTCTGGTATTGTTGGGAGTGATAAGTTTTCTGAGTCTCGAACCAATGTTAAAACTGGTTACGAAAAGGCTCTCAAGAGAGCCCAGACCATGTGGAACAATGAGCATAGCAAGTGCAATCAGGTGTTGCCCATGCTCGCCAATAAATGGGAAGATCGCAAGAAATACATCAGTCAACCCTTTTACGTCCAACCCAAATTGGATGGTGTTCGCCTACTCGTCTCCAAGGATGGGGGTATCTCGAGGACTGGTAAGATTGTACCAGGTACTGAGATTCTCGGTAAGGGGCTCAAAGATGGTCAGTACGTTGAC